AAAATATATATTACTTTTGTTTCCGTTTTAGAGATGCGGCAGTAGCTCAGTTGGTAGAGCATCAGCTTCCCAAGCTGAGGGTCGCGGGTTCGAGTCCCGTTTGCCGCTCTATTGAAAATCAAGTAGTTAGATTTATTTCTAACTACTTTTTTTATTTGTTAATTGATTATTCGTGTTGTTATTGGTGGTTATTGTGGGCTATTTCTTATATTTGCGGTGCAAATCAGGTGCAAATTTAAGCGGTTTGCACCGTAAATAAATGACTATGGCTACCGTTAATTTCTATCTTGACACAAGAAGGGCAAAGGCTAACAATAAATACCCTATTAAGTTACGTATCCAGCATGAAAGCAAATTATTGCTTTCTACGGGGTTTGATTCTGCCATTGAAGCATGGGATGGAAGTTGCTATAATAAGAAAGAACCAAATTATAAATATAAAAATGCAGCATTGCGCAATATCTTTGCCGCTGTAGAGAATGAACTTCTTGTCATGCATTCTATGGGAAAGCTTAAAGTGATAACCGATAAGATGCTGAAATCTCACTTGGAAGAAATTATTAGCGGCAGGAAAAAGAGTGAAAAGTCATTCATTGATTATTTGGATGAATTTGTTTCATTGAAGAATAATGCCGGCACAAAGATTGTTTATGAAACTACCCGAAACAAACTGCTGGCTTTTGACCCTAATTGTACATTCGATACTATGGACAGAAAATGGCTTGTGTCATTCGAGAATTGGATGAGTGGAAGCGGAATGAAGATAAATGCCTATGCTATTCATATTCGGAATATTCGTGCTGTTTTCAACTATGCCATTGATGAAGAGATAACCACATTATATCCATTTAGGAAATTCAAGATAAAGAAAGAAGAAACCCGAAAGCGTTCTCTCACCATCGAGCAGATTAGAGTACTGAAAGCCTATCCATGCGAGGAATTTGAGGAGAGATACAGGGACTTATTTATGCTGTCGTTTTATTTGATCGGCATAAATATAGGGGATATGCTTCTGCTGAAAGAGGAGAACATAGTCAACGGGCGGATTGAATATCATCGTCGAAAAACTGGAAAATTGTATTCAGTGAAGATAGAACCGGAAGCGCAGGGTATAATTGATCGATATAAGGGAAGGCAATATCTCTTGAATGTTTTGGACGAGTATTCTAATTACAAAGATTTTATCAGTCGGATAAACAAGGCACTGAAGAATATAGGGCCATTCGAGCGTAAAGGGCTGGGAGGAAAGAAGGTTCGCCAACCGTTATTTCCGGATCTGTCCACATATTGGGCCCGCCATTCATGGGCTACATTGGCTGCGGAACTTGATATACCTAAAGAAACTATATCTGCCGGTTTAGGACATGAGATTGGTTCTGATGTTACTAGTATCTATATCAAATTCGATCAGAAGAAGGTGGACGATGCCAATAGGAGAGTGATTGACTATGTGTTTGGAAAAGAAAAAGCCGGGAAATGATGCCCGGCTTATATTGTTGGTTTAGAACCGCCACTTATTTTGGTTATAGCGTCATGCTCTGTGTTTTTTCTTTGTTTCTCATCCTCGTCTTTGAGATACTTGTTCCTTATATCTTTGATGTCGTTTGTCATTCCCCATACTTTGAAGAAGAGAATAATTTGTAATACTCCGAATATTAGGAGTATGATTTAGGTGTAGTTGTAACAAGCAGTGCATAAAAATAAATATGCACTGCTTGTTTGATTAAAGTTTTTCGTTTTTTAATAATTCTGGATGGTCATATGTGTAATATACCTTGAAAATAAAAGTATATTCATTAATAACATCTCTAATCTGGATGGGCAGCATTAATCTGATTTCGCCAGCTTCTTTTCCTATATATTTTTCAGGGAGCATGGAATGCTTTTTCCATCCATTTCCGATTGTGCTATAACCTATTTTTATACCATCGTCATAATAAACATTAGATGTCGGGGTTGCTAAATCTTCAATTTTGGCACCTTTTATGATTGTGGTAGCTGGTTGGTCTCCTTCTCGTTCGGAGAATTTTGTTCCAACATGCATAATTTTTGAGGATAAACCATCTAATCCTACAAATGCTGCTTCATTCCAAATGATTTTAAGAGAATGATCGGATACATTTTTTAGCATAAAGTTAAATTGCTCTGAAGTACCAAAAATTACAATGTCTATTATGCTGTCGTTATATGAATATTTATCAATCCCATTGTCTTGTATGATTTTTGTGTTACCATATCGATTTGTTGCTTTTTCTGGCTTTTCAACTTTCAATAAAGCTGTCTTATAGCTTCCTTTGAGTGCCTTTTGAAAAGGCGTAGTTTTAACCATTGAATACGGACATTCTATAATTTCCCCAGTTCGTTTATTTTTAACTTTTACATTTATTTCTGCTGTCGCATAATCTTTACCAACTCCCTTTCCTATAAATAGATCAATAATTTCATATTGATCTTTGACCATATCGTGTTGTATTATTTTTCCCATATGAAGTTGTTTGTATTCCTCAAAAGGTTCAGTGAAAACAATGGGCATATACGAAATGAGTGGCCATTGTTTAACTCCACTCCATATACTAACTTTTACGGAAACTTCTTCATACCCTTTAAATTTAATTTTTCTTTTAGACCCGTTTTCGATAGCAATGATAGAAATTTCTTTATTAGGCTTGTCGTTAAGAGTTATATTTTTAACTGTGACTTTTGATATAGTGTAAGTCTTGCCAATGTAAGATTCATTAAATTTAAATCCAGATTTATCCCATGTTTCTAATTGCCCATATGCGGGGCGCACCGTAAAGCATTTTCCTACATATTGTTGGTATTCTTCTTCTGTCTTTTGTTGATTAAAGCCAAAGTTGGTACTAGTGTTAAAGGCGAAGGATGTAATATGGCTTACTAGTAGTCCAAGCAAAAATAAAATCTTCTTCATAATCTTAATATATTTAGTTTCTAAAATCTCTTTACAGCTCCCAATACTTGAAATATAGTTCTAATCATTCTTGCTGGAAGTTGTTGTGGGGAATACTCTGGTGATTTATTGGATGGGATGAGCGTATATGAATCGTCAGTTTTCCCAGCTCCCAATCTTTTTATAGTGCGCATATCGTTTGTTGTAACGATGGCATACACTTCTCCAAGTGGAAGAAATGATTTATCTTCTATTTTCTTTAATGCTATTATATCTCCGTGATTGATTTCCGGTTCCATAGAATGACCTGTAACATTGCACCAGCAATCCGCATTATTGTATTTTTGAAAATCTATCATATATTCCGGATTTATAGTTTGGTCGTTTAGAATCAGGTCAAAACCACCTATAAAATCTACATTATAATAGGGAACGCCTGTTGTATAGTTGATTTTAGGTTGTTCAGTACCATATTCCAAAATTGGCTCCATTACAATATTCTCGTTATTTTCTTTACGAGACAACATCTCTCCTTCACCAGTAAGAAGCCAGTTTGCATTTACATCTGGGAATTTTGATAAAATTTTGTTGAGTACATTTTTACCAGCACCACGAGATACCCAATTACTTATTGTTTGTGGGCTTTCTTCCATTTTTCTTGCAAAATCAGCTTTTGATTCGCAGAAATGAGAAATAATATCAGAAATTCTTTCACCTTCTGTTTTCATATAAACAATTTTGTGTATATTTGTGTCGGAATCAAGTTGCGGATGATTTCAACTAATTTGTTTAACTATTCCCGTAAGGGACTATATAGGCGACTTAACTTCAAACCGCAACTTTGGAGTTGGTCGCTTTACTTTTATAGTTATGGTAATAATCAATCCTTTTCTATTTGAATCAATGAGAATGCAAATAGAAGAGTCATCTCATACGCCAAACAAAACAATCTGTAAGGATCCATTTAAAGAATCAAACAGGCTTGTTGATAATGCAAAAGAATCATACTTCAAGATCTTGAAGGAAGAGAAGCGCGCTATCAGAGAAAGTGCCAATCCTTCCGAGTTTAATCTTTAGTTTCCTTGTGAATGCATCGTCAAACAGTGTATATCCATATCGTGTTTTAAGTTCTTTCAACTGATTAATAACATAATCTATATCTTCCTTATCTTTAGTCTTTTCAGTGGTCTCAAGCATCATGTAAATAGATTGCCTTATATCTGCTATATTTTTTAATTTCATAGCCATGTGTAGCAGGCGTATCTCTATATACATCATAGTTTTTGCTGTATGAATTACATGATGGTCACTTATGTCCTGTAATTTTTCTTCTATTTCATTTTTAAGGTCGTTTTTTAACCCAAAAATGTTATATCCAACCATTACGGCTAATGCTCCTACAACGAAAGAAAGAAAAGCAATCATAGAATCGAATAGAGTCCATGTTACAGGCTCGTATTTGCATAGCCATAGCAATATTGCAATGACACTTAATCCCAGTGCTATCCGCGCTATCCAATTTCTATTTCTGTCTTCTTTCTTCATATTATAATAAGGTATAATCTGCTTTAATAGTTAAATAGTGTTTATATACACATATTTGTTTATATGCTATTTGTAGTATACACAAAAACGTGTATCTTTGCATTATCAAATTAAACTGATACAAAGAAACGAAGATTAATTCAGATTTCAAATAGTATAAACATATTAAAATACACGATTATGAGAACAAGAGAATTTTTACACGAAGTAATGAGCCTTGCTTGGCAGTTCGTTAAGCGTAATGGCTACACCATGAGCGAAGCAATGAAGGTCGCTTGGGCTAATTTGAAACTGAAAGGTGAGATGAAGAAGAAGATAGTGAAGTTCTACTTCAAAAAAGTGGACGGTTCTGTTCGTGAGGCATACGGTACACTAAATGAAAAGCTGATGCCTGCCATCACTGGTACTGACAATAGAAAGAAGAATGATACCGTCCAGACTTACTATGATACTGAACGCCAAGAATTCAGATGCTTCAAAAAAGCTAATCTGATGTCAATCGCATAAAAGATATGGATATGAATGCTTACACGATTAACCAGCAGTTGGATAGCCTTTATAAAGATTTAGAGGCAGCTCACAACAACGATGAAAGGACTGTTTGCCTGATGTTCAATGCTGATAGCAAGAAAGAAGTTATCCAGTTGATAACGGATGAGATAGACAGTTTGGAAGATGCCTTAAAAGGTTTTGAAACTTGTGAAGATGATGGCATGGATTACGATGCTCTATGCCGGGTACAAGGTATCAGCCGATACGCATAATACACGATTATGCAACGCACGACAGCCCTACGGACGGATTGAACGGCAACCGATAGCGAGAATCGGGTAGGGTACTATTGATTAGTTCTTTGAAATTCTGTAAAAGCAATTACGGTGTAATTCATAAGCCGTTTTTGCCAACCAAAGATAACGAACGCACATAAGCAAGTTGGGGCTTGTGAGCTGTGCAATGTTTAACAATTAATAGAAAACACCGCAAAGAATCGTCTTTGAGCAGTGAGCATACGGGTTAGGCGTCCGTACTGTTTTCGACAATATAGCCTGTACTGAACTGAAATAAGGTTCTGCTATTCGATTAGGGTACAGGTACTTATTTAAATTTATACGATTATGAAAACAATCCAATTCATTTTATCTATATTGGTTAGTATATGTGCTGCCGGTATGCTTTACGGGGCTATCACTACTTACAGTCCTATGAAAATATTCTCTATCACTATAATGAGTGTTATATGTGTAGGGTGTGTGTCGCTCATGAGAATAACTTATAGAGAACTTAAAACAGACCGCTAAAAGGTAGTCCTATAATCCGGCACAAGGCGCATGGGGATGAGTGCACAATCACCTTGTAAACCAGCTGGGCGGTAATTTATGAAGTAGCATTGTTGGAATGCGTGTAAGCGATTAATTGTTGGTATTAACTTATATTCTAATTTATATATTCATTTAGCTTACAAGAAGTAGGTTCGACTCCTACCTTTTTAACGACATTTTAAATTTATACGATTATGACAGTGGAAGAATTAAGAGGCATGACGCATGAAGATTTAGTAAGGCGTGTGCAGGAACTGGAAGAGGCTAACGAGAAATTAGCTGAAGAGAAAAATACATGGTATAAATCTTGGAGTGATTTGAACCGGAAGTTTGATCATTTCAAGAACGCGGTTAAAAGCATTGTTATGATAATAGATTAGATATTCGTGTTTTATATTGTGTTTGTACTGGGTGTGCCGTCCGTGAGGATAGTGCACCTTTTTTAATCGGATGGTTAGCTTATCGGTTAGAGCTTCGTGTTGCGCAAACAATTGGCACGATTGAGAGGGGTTCGATTCCCTTACCATCCACGAATCATTAATTAAATTTTACTTTTATGGCAAAAGAACTGAAAGAAAGAACAGAAATCAAGAAAAAGCTGAAAAAGAAGAATGACAGAATCAGCTTTGACTTTAGCGACAAGCTTGCCGGACAGCTTCGCAGGTGTACCGCTGATCTTAACAGGCTGGCAAGGATTGACCGGATAATAGACAAGGAGCAAACTTTGTATTCGGTGGACACTAACAGGGAAGCCGGATATATTGAGGTTATCCGCAATTATTAATCAGCTGACTTGCACGATTATGAAGAGAGTTTTTAATGAACTTACACCTGAATGCGAGATTACGGCACGAATGTATGCACAAGGGTATGAGAAGAAGGAAATAGCCGATTTGAAATGCAGGGCTGTGAGCACGATAAACAACCAGTTGCAGAAGGCTTTTGAGATTCTTCATGTAAGAAATGGAAGAGAACTGGCGACCATGCTATATGAGCGTCTGGCTGGCATGAAATTCACTATGGATTTCCCACCAATAGCCCGTTCTGTTATCGCCTGTTGTTTATTATGTGTGTTTTCAATTACGTTTTATCAGGATTTCCATTCGGATATGCGTAGGGCAAGACGGATTAGAGAAGAGAAAATAGAATTTCTGAAAGATATGATATGAAAAGAGGAAAGGTTGAATCCGTACAGAAACTTTGGCTTAATAAGGATGAAGCGATGGCTTATTTGGGGTGTAGCGTTGATTACCTTGATAAACTTAGGAATAACGCCCAGGTTTCATTTGCCAAAGATGGAAAAATGATTTGGTACAATTTGGAGTCGATCAACAGATTTTTGAATAGAATGAAAGTAATATAAACCCTTTAAATTTTACGATTATGAGTCTTATTAAAAAATCAAATGAATTAGTAATTCCTACCACTGTAAAGATGATGATTTACGGTCAGGCTGGTATGGGAAAATCAACAGTGGCATTGAGCGCACCGAAACCGTTATTATTGGATTTCGATAATGGCGTTAAGCGTATGAATATGGCGCATTTGGAAAACATAGATACTGTACAGGTCACTTCATGGAGTGATGTTCAACAGGTCTTGCAGGAGGATTTGTCTGCCTATCAGACAATCGTGGTAGATACCATTGGCAAGATGATGGATTTCATCATTACTTATAAATGTGGCAGCCGCCAACCGTCTATCAAGGATTGGAGCGGTATCAATGCGGAGTTTTCATGGATGACACGAACACTTTCGGGGCTTAACAAGCACATCATTTTCGTTGCCCATCGCGACACAAGAAAAGAAGGTGATGATACGGTGTTTATCCCTGCCTTGCGTGAAAAATCCTACAACTCTATCGTTACTGAACTGGATTTGCTCGGTTATCTTGAAATGAAAAGCGAAAGAGGCGTCCAAAGACGTACTATTACTTTTGACCCAACTTCAAGAAATGACGGTAAGAATACTTGCAATCTTCCTTCAGTGATGGAAGTTCCTACCATCCTTGACAAGAATGGTAATCCAACCGCAAAGAACGACTTTATCACCGCCAAGATAATCAATTCGTATTTGGGTATGCTTGCTGCCAAGAAAGAGGCACAGGAAAAGTATGATAAAGTTATTGAAGAGATAAAAGAACAGATCGAACTTATTACGGATGCGGAATCTGCCAATAATTTTATCGCGCAAATAGATAACTTTGAGCACGTTGGTTCTTCAAAGCAAATGGCGGCAAAGTTGGTAGCTAACAAAGCGAAGTCTTTGAATCTGAAACTTAATTCAGAAAAAAAATATGAACCAGCAGCCTAAATATCGTATTTACGCAACGCTTCTTGATGCCTTTGGGGCATATCTGAATAGTGATGTGATTTGGGATAAGTACTGGGGGTGGTCAGAAAATCCACCCCATACTCCCGAAGAATTTCACGAACAACAGTTTCAAGAACTGATAGACCGGATTAACCGCAAGCCATTCGACAGCGAAGCGGCAGACAAGGGAACAGCCTTTAATGAGGTTATTGACTGTATGGTTGAAAATCGGAAATCCGAAACCGTGCAGGTTGAAAAGATATATAAGGTAATACGCGAAGGAGCTTGTGACGAAACAGGTAAACCTTTGTATTACGATGAGGTTCAGACCAACGAGGTTATAGGTTTGAAAGCTACCTATAATAATCGTGTTTTTACTTTCCCAATCTCACTTTGCCGAGAGTTTTCCGGTTACTTCAAAGGAGCATTAACCCAACAAAGAGTAGAAGCGATTCTTCCAACCGCATACGGCAATGTTTTGGTTTATGGTTTGATTGACGAACTGATGCCTACCAGTATTCACGACATCAAAACAACCGGTAGTTATACCGTGGGAAAGTTCAAAGATCACCACCAGCATTTAGTATATCCATACGCTTTAATGAAGAACGGTTCTGATGTACGGACATTTGAGTATAACATTGTGGAGTTCAACAAAGGCGGTTATGTGGTAGATACCTATACAGAAACATACGTTTTCAATCCTGAACGTGATATACCAATCCTCACTAACCATTGTGAGGAGTTTATCCGGTTCTTGGAAGAAAACAGAGAACTTATAACCGATAAAAAGATTTTTGGAGGAGAAAATTAATGGCAAACCAAATAACCGGACGGATAATCGAAATTGGACAAACCGTTCAAATACCATCCAAAAACGGTGGTTCCTCATTTACAAAACGGGAGTTTATTTTAGATGCTACTACTTACGACCCTTATACGGGAGAGCGTAGCGAGTATGAGAATGTTATTCCCTTAGAGTTTTCAGGCGATAAGTGTGCAGAACTTGACCGCTTTAATCAGGGTGATGTTGTTACTGTATCGTTTGTCTTACAAGGGCGTTCTTGGACGAATCAGGACGGAGAACTCAAACGTATGGCATCTATCCGGTGCTACAAAATAGATGCGCGTGGTGGTGTATCGCAATCCCAACAAACAACATCGGTACAACAGCCAGCGCCACAGTCGACCTATCAGCAACAGCCACAGAATTTCCCGCCTCCGGTTGATGTTAATGGCAATGTAAAGGACGATTTGCCTTTTTAGCGTATGTTGTTCGACTTGAAGAATGATATGGAAGAGATTTGGAAAACAGTAAAAGGGTATAATGGATATTATCAAGTTTCTAATACAGGTAAAGTTCGGAATCCTAATAAGGTGCTTACTCCAAATGTTGGAGTAAAGAACGGATATGTTTATGTTACTTTGAGAAAAGATAAAAGACTGTTACATCGAATTGTTGCAGAAACTTTTATCCCCAATCCATTTAATAAACCAGAGGTAGACCACATTAATGGAATTAGAACGGATAATAATGTTTGTAATTTAAGGTGGGTAACTCGCACGGAAAACAATAATAATCCTATTACTAAAAGCCGTTTTAGTAAATCTGCTAAAGGTAAAGTTATCAATGCAGAAACTAAAAAACGAATGTCAATGAGCCGAAAAGGGGAAAAACATCCAATGTATAATAAAAAGCATTCAAGTTTTTCTAAAAGAAAGATGTCTATAACTCATTCAATTCCAGTTGTGCAATTTGGATTACAAATGAATTATATAGCTGAATTTGAAAGTGCAAAAGTGGCTTCTCTTGAAACACAAGTTGCTGCATCAAGTATCAATGCTTGTACGCTCGGCAAAAGGAAAACGGCTGGTGGCTATATTTGGAAAAAGAAAAATGATATTTAATTTATCAAATCATTATGAAATACCCAAGTTCAAGGAGTATGTAAACAAGCTATTTAGTGAACGTGCGGTGGTGGAAGTGAAAAAGAAACTACCTAACCGCACGCTTGCCCAAAACAGCTACTTGCATCTTCTTTTAGGGTATTTCGGTGGTGAGTACGGTTGCAGTCTCGACGAAGCAAAAATTGACTTCTATAAGAGGACTTGCAACCGTGATTTGTTTGAACGTAAGATGGTCAACAAGAAAGGCAATGAAGTAACCTATTTGCGCAGTTCTGCCGAGCTGACAACAGGTGAAATGACTTTGAGTATTGACCGTTTCCGAAATTGGAGTGCCTCAGTGGCAGGTATCTATCTGCCGGCTGCAAATGAACATCAAATGCTGATATACGCCCAGCAGGAAATACAAAGAAATCAAGAATTTATTTAGTTATGAAAGCATTATTTAAAATGGACTTCGATTGCGGAAGAATGGGCAATCTTGAAGGAGTATTTATTGCAGATACAGAAGATGTCGAATACTTAGTGAATAGTAAAATCTGTGTTTACTTCGGTGAAGTACTTGGCAAACACTCTGAAATATCCGGGTGTGTGGCTGAAAGTGAAATCAAACAAATAACCACCGATGAAAATGTAATCAAGATAGTTGAAGAATATGGGCTCAACAGTGGGTATAATCCATTTGAATACACTCTTTGTACATCAGAAACGGAAGATGTACCCGACAACGGAGTTGACTGGGATGATTGTATGGTACAGGAGTATATCGACTTTAAACGCAAAGGGATTATTCCTAGTTTCTATAAAGAAGAATATGAAGTATGGTTGAAGAATAATAACCAAAAGTAAAATATTTATGGACAAATTTTTAGGTCAAGAAATCCTTGAACAGGAACGTTGGCAGTTCCTTCAGGATAATGCCGATGCAGTAGAGAAAATTGGTTATACCCACCGATTCACACCCGAAGAATTGGCGCAAAAGAAAGAAACATTAGCCGAGGTATCAATCACCATCAATGATATTGAGATTGAAAAGAAAGAGGCTATGGAAGAGTTCAAAGAACGCCTGAAACCTTTGAATGAAGAAAAGCAGGAACTTCTGGACCACATCAAGAGAGGTTCTGAGTTTGTGGAAAATGAAGAATGTGCCAAAATCCTTTACCATGAGGAAAAGATGGCAGGATTCTATAACAAGTTGGGTGAACTGGTTTACAGCCGCCCGATTATGCCGCAAGAAATGCAGAAGACAGTATTCAGTATTAACCGTAAAACAGGAACAGAATCATGAGCGAAAACAAATTAAACGTGATTATACCGAAAGATTATAACGGTGCACCAATTGAAGTAGTATTGAGAGAGGGAGAAGCCCCCGTAGCACTCGACCCAAAAGAACCAGAAAGAGTAGTTATCAATGGAACGATAGATGCACCTCTCAGATGGTTGGAAAAACGTGTCGAACTGATTAATCAGAAATCGACCAATATCATTGTAAATCGTGATAAGATGGGGTTAGCATTAACTATTGATGAAACCAACTACTATCAGACTGAAATCAACGGTATTTTGCAGCCTTCAAAAGAAATGCAGGAGTTTGGTATCAACGTTGAAAAGAAATGGGAACCCATCAAGTTATCTAAGTTCATCAAAATGCATCGTGCTTTCTTTACTGACAAGTCACAGAATATGATGCTTGTATCTACTTTGAAGAATTTCAAAGCAAAGGTAAACCAAGACATTGAGCGCAGCAAGGAGGAAAACGGCAGCAAAGTTGACAACTACTCGCAGGTGGTTGATTCCAATTTGCCGAAATCATTCAAACTGAACATCCCTCTTTTCAAAGGCTTTGCCTGTGAAGAAATCGAAGTTGAGATTTACGCTGATGTAGACGGTAGAGATGTTTCACTTTCTTTGGTTTCTGCTGGTGCGAATGAAACCATTGAGGAATACAAAAACAAGGTGATTGACGAACAGATTGAAGCAATCAAAGGTGTTGCACCTGACATCGTAATCATCGAAGTATAATTGACAGCCCGGAAAGACGGGCATCTGGTATCGTGGCGGAATTGGTAGACGCACGACGAGTACTGGAGCTTTACCCAGCCGGAAGGGTTACTCAAAGCAGAAAGCTCATGCAGGTTCGAATCCTGCCGATACCACAAACTAAAACAATGAATTATGCCGTATTACATCAAGAAGCCTAAGAAGAAAAAAGAAAAGCCTTTACCTCTGTTTGATAAAGCAGGGATAGCAGTAAAGAAGAAGCCGGATTTGAAAGCTAAGCTCGACAAGGAGTTTTCCCTTTTTATCCGGCTTCGTGATGCAATGCCAAACGGATATTTTAGATGTATCTCGTGCGGACAGATAAAGCCGTTTACACAAGCAGACTGCGGGCACTATTTCAGTCGTACACATCTGGCGACCCGTTTTGATGAGAATAATTGCCATGCCGAATGCCGGCACTGCAATAGGTTCAAAGCCGACCATTTGGAAGGCTATCGGGTGAATCTAATTACTAAAATCGGTCAACAGAAGTTTGATTTGCTGAAAGTCAAAGTTGCCAGCACTTCCAAAATGACTGATTTTGAGTACGAACAGCTAATCAAGTATTACAAGGCCCTTAATAAGAAATTACGAAAGGAGAAAGGGCTATGAGTTATAAAAAATCATGTAATAAGATGCCTGATTTGTCAGGACATAAGTTCGGTAGATGGCTTGTATTGCATAAGGATTTGGATAGATTAGACCATAAAGGAATTAAATCTTATTATATCTGTCAATGTGATTGTGGTTCTATTCATTCTGTTAGTGCTTATGGATTACGAAATGGAACATCAAAAAGTTGTGGGTGTAAAACAAAAGATAGAATCACTAAGTATAATTATAGGCACGGTTTGTCAAGAACTGATATTTATAGGATTTTTAGATGTATGAAAGAACGATGCTATTCACCTAAACATTCAAGCTATAAAAATTATGGAGGCAGGGGAATAGGTATCTGTGAAGAATGGAAAAATAATCCTGAGTCGTTTGTTAATTGGGCTTTGAATAGTGGTTATCAAAAAGGGCTTACTATTGATAGAAAAGATGTAAACGGAAATTATTCTCCTGAAAACTGTAAATGGGCTACCAGAAAAGAGCAGGTTAGAAACCGAACTAATACTGTATATATACATATTGATGGCAATCGGTATTCTCTTTCTGAATTTTGCGAAAAGCATAATCTTAGTTATGGAGCCGCATGGCAGAACTTTAGGAGAAATAATAGAAATGAAGAATTATTAATCAAATACTTATTGAGAAAATGCAATTCCGTTTGAGAGATTACCAACAGAAAGCCTCTGATGCTGCCGTTTCTTTCTTCAATAACAAGGCGAAGAAAACAAATGCCATTATGGTGTTACCTACGGGCAGCGGAAAGTCGCTTATCATAGCGGATATAGCCGCAAGGCTTGACGGTCATACCTTGGTGTTCCAGCCCTCGAAGGAAATACTCGAACAGAATTTCAAGAAACTCTGTTCATACGGTATTCTTGATTGCAGTATCTATTCAGCATCCTTTAACTCAAAGGAGATAAGCCGGATAACATTTGCCACCATCGGCAGTGTGAAGAATCATCCCGAACTGTTTACCCACTTCAAGAACATCATTGTGGATGAATGTCATCTTGTAAACCCCAAAGAGGGAATGTACAAGGATTTTTTTGATGCAGTGAAGTGTAAGGTTCTTGGACTGACAGCAACGCCATACCGTTTAAGCTCCAGTCGTGATTTCGGTTCCATGCTGAAATTTATCACTCGGACAAAACCTCATGTCTTTTCAGAGGTCATTTATCATGTACAGGTATCAACCCTATTAGATATGGGCTACTTGGCGAAGTTGGATTACTATTCAATGAATCCTTCAGGGTGGAATGAACTTAACTTGAAAGTAAATACTACTGGTGCCGACTATACGGATAGGTCAGTTCAAAAAGAATATGAACGGATAGACTTCTACGGTTATCTCGTTCATATCGTCCAAAGGCTGATGAATCCCAAAGCCGGAGGAAAACGGAAGGGTATTTTGGTCTTTACCCGTTTTTTGAAAGAAGCGGAACGGTTAACGATGTCAATACCCGGTTGCGCTATCGTTTCAGGTGATACTCCTAAGAAAGAACGTGAACATATTCTTGAGGCGTTCAAAGCTGGTGAAATTCCGGTAGTAGCTAATGTGGGTGTACTTACGACTGGCTTTGACTATCCGGAACTTGATACGGTCGTTATGGCACGTCCTACAATGTCACTTGCCATGTGGTATCAGATAGTCGGTCGTGCCATCCGCCCGCATCCTTCTAAAGAATGTGGATGGATTGTGGATTTATGCGGTAACATCAAACGTTTCGGAGAGGTGTCGGATTTACGATTGTTTGATAGCGGTAATGGTAAGTGGGCTGTATTTTCTAACGGAAGGCAATTAACTAACGTGAGATTCTAAGACTATGGACGAAGGATTTTTGAGGCTAAGCCGCAGGTTTTTCTCGAATGAAATGTGGAATGAAGCCCGTACTTTTAGCAGTTGCGAAGCGTGGTTAGACTTAATTCAGTCTGCACGATTTGAGGCAACGCCCCGAAAGGAGAGTATCGGAGGTCGAGAAATCTCTTATTCAAGAGGTCAATATCCTGCATCCATAAGATTTCTGTCACAGCGTTGGAAATGGTCTGAAAAGAAGGTGCGTTCCTTTCTTGTGCATCTTAGAAAGAAAGGTATGATAACTGTTGAGTGCAATCAAGGAATGAACCTTATAACCTTATGTAAATATGAAGAATATAATCCAATGGGCACAACCAAGGGCACAAGTAAGGACACAGGTATTGAAAAGGAAATCAATGAATTAAGACACGAATGGGCACAACTAAGGGCACAACTTGGGGCACAGCCCATGAACAGCAATCTACCGCAATCCGAACTTTTACAAAAATCAGGGCACACAGAGGGCACAAATACAAAGAAAGAAGAAAGAGAGTATATAGATATATCTCTACATCAAAAGAAAGAAAATACTCCTGACGGAGTATCAAAGAAAGCCAAGCTTTCTTCGCCCTCCCCCTCTGAAAAGATTGATTACAGCGGATTGATGGAATACTATAATACCACATTCAAAGACAGACTCCAGCAGATAAGATCAATGACTGATGTGAGAAAAAAGGCTGTAAAAGCCCGGATAGCCCAATATGGGAAAGAGTCAGTGAGGAGTGTTTTCAATCTCATTCTTCAATCCCCGTTCTTACTTGGAGCTAATGACCGCAATTGGAAATGCGACTTTGATTGGATTTTCAAACAAGCAAACTTTACTAAAATATTGGAAGGAAACTATAATGGGACAAGACTTAGTAAAAATCAACAGGATAGCGAGCAGCGAAAACGTGATTCAGTTCTTGCAGTCGCTACAACCGTTAGAGAAGCTGCCGCAAAAAAGAGAAAGGAACTTGAAGCAGAGGGCGTTATTGAATAAATATCCCGATCCTGCACAATTCATTCTTGATTACAACCCTGATTTGCAGTTCAAACTTGTCAGATGTAATGCAACCCATTCAGAACTGGCGTTGAATGACAGCATTCCGAGTTTAGGGCTATTGTCTTCTACTTATGGGGATGAAACACCGATAGAATGGCTAAAGATACAATTTGGCTCATTGAATGACTTTGTAGAAGTTTCAACCAAGATAGCGAAAGAGCAACTTTCTGAACTATCGGAGATATTCCTTTCGGAGTATTATTATATAAATGCCGCTGAAATCTGTTTTTTCATAGCACGGTTTAAGTCAGGGAAGTATGGGCGGTTCTACGGTTCAATAGATCCATTGAAAATAACAAGTGCGATGCTGGACTACGTTTCTGAACGTCGGAAAGATATTGAACGGAAAGAGCGTGAACGATACAGAAACCAACGTGAAAAAGAGATAGAGGAGCGTGGAGATAACAGAATCTCTTATGCTGAGTACATTGAAATCAAGCACCGTGCTGATGCAGGAGATGAGGAAGCTAGAAAAATGCTGATATCACCATGAGAATAACCGTTTACTGGGTAACAAGAAATCCGGATGTTATCGTAAGAATCCGGAAAAAGTTCAATATCCCAAGTTATACTTCCGTGAACTACGAAACAGAATGTGAAATCAAGAATGAAGACTTTCCACTGTTAGAAGAAACAGAACGAAGGGGATTCATTCGAATTAGAAATAAGAATACACGATTATGCAAGGAACAGACAAACTGAATACGATAACCAACATCGTATTTGTCCTCACGGACGTTTTAGAAACCAACCTTCTAGAAATGCAGCAGCAATACAAGAAGGAAGGCTTTGAATTGCGGCACGATTCAAAAAGAAACTTCAACACAGTCATAGCCGCGATAAAGAGATTGAAAAGTGATGTGAATCATTGCAGCGAATCCACTCAGGAAAACTTCGGCAATGATTCTGACATGGTGAACGCCATGTTGCTCACACTGATTGACAGATGCGGTGATGATGACAACCTCGCTTATAAGATGTACGAATACATTAAATCTTTCCCGTCCAAACTGAATCTGGACTTGGATTTGGATAATGCGTTCAGCCACCTGTTTAAAAAGGAGAAGTTATGAAATCGCAGAAAAATATCTTAAAATCCATTGAAGGTCTGTCCGATATAGAACTATTTGTTATTGATCTCTTTTGTGGCGCCGGTGGCTTATCCGAAGGTGTGGAAGAAGCACGATTGGATGGAAATAGATGTGGAAAGGTTGTTTGCTGTGTGAACCATGACAAGAATGCCATCCTTTCACATGATGCCAATATCCCTGATGCACTTCACTTTATTGAGGATATCCGTACACTGGAACTTTCCCCGATAAGCACTATTGTAGAACGTATCCGCCAGCTATACCCTGATGCCATGATAATGCTTCATGCCTCTTTGGAGTGTACTAACTTCTCGAAAGCCAAAGGCGGTCAGCCGAGAGATGCCGACAGCCGAACGTTGGCAGAACATCTCTTCCGTTATATTGATGTTATAGACCCTGACTACATTCAGATTGAAAATGTAGAAGAGTTTATGTCATGGGGAGATATGGATGAGAATGGGAAACCTATCAGCATGGACAAAGGCCGGCTTTATCAAAAGTGGGTGCGCAATGTCAAGAAGTACGGTTACAACTTTGAGCACCGCATCTTAAATGCTGCCGACTTCGGTGCCTACACCACAAGAAAACGCTTCTTCGGCATCTTTGCTAAAAAGAACTTGCCGATAGTATTCCCAGAACCGACCCACTGTAAAGGTGGTAGGCAAGATATGTTCTCGCGGCTGGAGAAGTGGAAGCCGGTAAAAGATGTGCTTGATTTCTCTGATGAAGGAACTACCATCTTCAGGGAAAAGCCTCTTGCAGAGAAAACGCTTGAACGTATCTATGCTGGACTTATCAAGTTTGTAGCCGGAGGAAAGGATGCTTTCCTTTCCCGTTACAATACGGTTCGCCCTCAAGACACATGCAAATCAGTTGATGAACCATGCGGAGTGTTGACTACTGAAAACCGCTTTGCAAAGGTACAGGTAAGTTTCCTCTCCAAACAGTTCAGCGGACATCCCGAAAGCAAGAATGTGTCTGTAGAAGAACCGGCAGGTGCAATCACCTGCAAAGACCACCATGTTTTTGTTTCTGCTTATTATGGAAATGGACATAATCATTCGGTAGACCTTCCAGCTCCAACGGTCACAACGAAGGACAGGATGGCTTTAATTGAAAGCCGACTTATGTGTTCTTATAACTTTAAGGATACAGGAAAGGATATTAATCAGCCTTGTCCTACACTTCTGACTAAAGACAGACTTTCCCTTGTATCTCCATTTTTTATGAATCAATATTCTGGAGGTGGTCAGGTGTCTGATATAAACTCGCCATGCCCCGCTGTTACCACAACACCGAAACAAAACTTGGTAACATACCAGCCGTGGATAATGAATACTGCATTCTCAAATGTAGGTAGCAGTATAGAGGAACCCTCCCAGACCATTACCGCAAACAGGAAATGGCACTATCTGATGAATCCACAGTTCAACAGTGCTGGCGGCTCTGTTGATAGCCCCTGCTTCACATTAATAGCCCGCATGGATAAGATGCCGCCTTATCTGGTAGCAACAGAAAGCGGTCAGGTAGCGATTGAAATCTACAACAATGATAGTCCTATGACCGTGAAGATAAAGGAGTTCATGGCACTGTATGGCATAGTGGATATTAAAATGCGGATGCTTCGCATTCCGGAACTCAAAAAGATTATGGGATTCCCTGAAGATTATGTTTTAATAGGCACACAAGCTGACCAAAAGAAATTTATCGGGAATGCGGTGGAGGTTACACAAGCGAGAAAAAATACTGAAGCACTTTGCAAAGTATTGAGAAAGTTGAGATTGAAGAAATCAAAAGAAATAGCTTAATGGAAAATGGAAAACTTATATTAGATGCCTGTTGTGGCAGTAGAATGTTTTGGTTTGACAAATATAATCCTCTTGCCTTATTTGTTGACAAACGTTCGGAAACACTTACGGCCAAGGACAGAGATAAGATTAGGATAATAGAAATAAGACCTGATATAGTGGCTGATTTTACCAACTTGCCATTTGAGGATAGCTCTTTCTACATGGTCGTGTTTGACCCGCCACATTTGAAAACACTTGGCAAAACATCATGGATGGCAAAGAAATATGGTAGGCTTCCGGATAATTGGCAAGAAATGATAAAAAGCGGTTTTGATGAATGTATGCGTGTCCTAAAGCCCAACGGGACATTGGTATTCAAATGGAGTGAGAGTGAAATAAAAGTCAATGAAGTTTTATCCATTATACCTTATAAGCCTTTGTTTGGGCATACCACTGGCCGACAAAGTAAAACGATATGGATGTGCTTTATGAAATTGCCAATTAACTAATAACTGATTAGAAAGGAATCAAATGATAATAGCATGGTTTTCTTGCGGTGTAACATCCGCAGTAGCTTGTAAGATAGCATTGAACTTGTATAACGATGTACAACTCTATTATATCGAAACAGGTTCCGGGCATCCAGATAATGTCCGATTTATCTCAGATTGCGAGAGATGGTACGGGCGGCCAATTCATACCATTCGCAGCGATAAGTATCTTAACGTAGAGGATGTGTTGGCTAAGAAAAGATTTATTAATGGTCCTACTGGTGCAGCTTGCACATTCGAATTAAAGAAACAAGTCCGTTACAAGCTGGAAAAATAGTTGGGAAATTGGGACGGTCAAGTCTGGGGATTCGACTTTGACCCGAAAGAAATAAACCGTGCTGTCCGCTTTAAACAGCAATATCCTGATACAAAGCCGTTGTTCCCACTTATCGAGCGACAGATAACCAAGCAAGATGCAATGGGAATGCTTTGGAAAGCTGGCATTGAAATCCCTGCCATGTACAAGATGGGTTACAATAACAATAATTGTATCGGTTGTGTCAAAGGTGGAATGGGCTACTGGAATAAGATACGGAAGGATTTCCCGAATGTGTTTGATCGGATGGCTAAAATTGAACGAGAAGTAGGAGCAACGTGTCTGAAAGACCAATCTGGAAAAATATTTCTTGATGAGCTTTCTCCTAACCGTGGAGAAATGCCGGAAGAGATGATACCGGATTGCTCTCTTATATGCCAAATAGAATTTCAAGAATTACTTGACCGGCAGGTAGAACGAGTTTTAAAAGGAGAAATCAGTATTAATGATGTAACCTAATTAGCTTCAAACAAATTAGAAATGAATACAACTTTTGAAAAATCGGCTAATAGTACCGATGAATGGTACACACCGAAAGAAATTATAGACGCATTGGGTGAATTTGATTTAGACCCATGTGCCCCAGTAGCCCCCCCCTATAAAACGGCAAATGTCATGTACAACAAAAATGACGATGGATTAAAACAGGAATGGAAAGGTCGCGTTTGGTTGAACCCACCTTATTCCCGTCCTCTTATAGAATGTTTCGTTAAACGGATGGCAGAACATGGAAACGGCATTGCTTTACTTTTCAATCGTTGCGATTCAAAGATGTTTCAGGATGTGATATTCGAGAAGGCAACGGCAATGAAATTCTTGCGTAACCGAATCAGATTCTTCCGTCCAGACGGAACTCGTGGAGATTCTCCCGGCTGTGGTAGTATTCTCATCGCTTTTGGTGAGGATAATGCGGAGGTAATAAAAACTTGTGATATTGCAGGTAAGTACGTTAGAATAAATTAGAGCAAAACTGAACAAAAATGAGTAAAACAACAATTTATTATCTATTCCTAGTAGCAATGTATATGCTGCTAGGATAGGTGGAAAGGAGAGATATGAAACAGACAGTAGAAGAAGCAGCATACGATTATGCTACTAATAAAACGAAGTTCAGAAAAGACGTTCTGAAAGAAGTTGACGCGGATACCTACGTTTCACGTCATGCTGATAGTATGGAAGATTTTCAATGTGGTGCCGAATGGCAGTCAAAGCAATCACCGTGGATTAGCGTTAATGAACGGTTGCCGGAAAATAACACAGTGGTTCTAACAAGAGGGGCTTATGGCTTCCTTATTTGCCAGCTTTCATCTTTGGGTGAATGGGAAACTGGAGCAAATGTTAATAAAGAAAGATTAGGCATTACCCATTGGATGCCCATTCCTTCTTTTGAAGGAATACTCGAAGCCAACAGAGATGTACTGGAACGGATTAAAGAGAAAGGAGATTGATTATGGAAATAAAGAACGTAGGACAACTTAGAAAAATCATAGAAAACCTTTCCGATGATTTTGAAATCGAGATGCGTATCAGACGCAAATTGACGGATGAAGAATTGAAAAATTACAGATACCCGTATCCTTACGATACAGAGTATTTAACTTTGGAATTTGACGATATAGGCGTTTCTAACAAAGTATTGTGTTTGGGTGTAACTTCTAATGAATGAACGGTATGGAAATAAATAACGGAATAATAATAGACGGGGTGTTCCATGAAATGGTTGAACTGATTGATGCGTCCTGTATTAATTTTGATTGCAGTAAATGTTCATTGCGTAAGGAATGCAATGAGTGTGAGATGAGGCATGAAACATATCTGTGCGATGTGATGGGTTGTTTCTTCTTTGTCTGTCGTGGTAAAGTAACAGATATTAAGATAGATAAGGAGGAATAACTATGGGATTTACAACACCGTGCTTTATACGCAAAAATACTGCTAATATTAGAAATAGATTAAAAGAACTTGGCTATTATTGTAATCCATATTTAGGTTGGCATAATCTATTTGCTTGTGTATTTGGAGTTAATTCGGTTTATTCATTGGACGATTATGATAAAAATGGTCTTAAAGAAATAGATGGTCTTATTGATTGCGGAACGAATGAAGAACTATTCCTAGCTATAGCTGCATTAAGGGATGATACAGACAAGTATCAATGGTTTACGGATGGGAATAAATGGATTATGTGTCCTGCAATCAAGTTCTCTACCTATTGGGTTTACAATGATATTGATGTTAATATAGATACCGTTCACAAGGCTACCGTAGACGAACTGATTGAACACTTTAAAACAAAGGAGGAACAACTATGACCGAAGAACTTGTAACATTAGAAACTGCGAAGTTGCTGAAAGAGAAAGGGTTTAATGAACCATGTATGATTGCTATGAATATTGAAGATGGTAGACAATATGGTACTAATAGAACAAATAGCGAGTTACCAATAAAAGTATGTTCCCATCCTACTCAATCCGTTGCACAAAAGTGGCTACGTGAAACCAAGAACCTGCATATCGAAATATCCTATATGTATGAAAACTATTGGACGTATGATATACTGACAATTCCGAGGCATGACTTGATAGGATTGTCTGACAGACCTATTGTCCGTTATAATATCTACGAAGAAGCACTTGAAGCAGGATTACAGGAAGCTTTAAAACTTATATGATTATGAAAACAATATTATTTACAATTATATTTATTATCGCCCTATATGGGTTGGAGATCTCACAATTACATTTAAGCCGTTTTCTATCTCACTACCTGGCTGGTATAAGCCTGTAGGTATCCTTCTATTTTTTCTGTCAATGGCGGTATATACCATCGGAGAATATGCTAAAGGCTATAAACAGGGTTTCGATTATGGGATAAAAAAATGTGTTGAAATACTTGAAAAGAAAAATCCATGAGCAAACTATATAAAGTAACTATTTTCGGGGAATCATTCCTAATCGGGTGGTTCCCTTTCTCTTCACGCTGGTATAACAAGCTAAAGATAATCAAATGATAGTACGTCATTTTATAAGAGTTCCGGTTGGAAGTACTGTCTATTGCGACAATCAGCCGGTTAAAATACTAGAGAAAGGATATGCCCTTGCTCTATGTGATGTCAATGGGAAACGGGTATATATCACCTGCTATGATTTGGAAAAGAAACCATTCGTCAGCACGAATGGGGAAAAATGAAAAAGAGCCAACCCACGCACGACCATGAATCAGCTCTTCCTTACACGATTATGATGCAAATATACTATTTACTTTTAAAATAATCGTGTTATGGAACTGGATTTTAACAAAATAATTCGCCTTAAAAAGATTAGAATTGAGAAATCAGAACTTTCAGAAGAAGAAAACGCCTTGACCACCCCAATTTTGAAAGACAAAAGCCTTATCCATGAAATCTACAAAATATTCGTTGAGTTGCTGAATGAGAGAGGATGTCCACCGAATATTGACAGTGTTACCCAGCGGAAGAAGTTCATCTTCATTATCCTGTACCTGTTTTCTCCAAGTTCGCTTGCCGGTGGGAAAATGACAGCTGGGTTACGCGAAGAGATGTCAAGGGTACTTGGGGTTCAGTCCAAGAGTACAATTTCCGACAACTGCGCTGATGTCGTGTTTCTCTATCAGAACTATGGGGATTTCAGCGGGGATATAGAGTATCTTTATACCGAAATCGTAAATCGGTTAAGAATCAAAGGGCTAATCAATTAATGAGCCGGGGCTTAGTGCTCCGGCTTTTGTTATGTGTACACGGTGTTAAAAGTAACAAATATGTTATTCCTTTCTTCATCTTTGCTTGTTTTATTGTAACAAATATGTTACTTTTGTAGTGTCAATTAAAAATGTTCTTTGATTTTATGAAGTATTCAGAGTTTTACAAATTGATTGAATCAGCTGGCTGGACAATCAAAAAGGGAAAGAAACATTATAAATATGTTCATCCCGACTTTGACTACTTTATTCCTGTTGGCAGACATCAGTCTCAAGAGATACCCAATGGTACTCTTGACAGTATGTTGAAAAAGGCAGGGTTAAAGAAGTGAAAGGACTGCACCCACTTCGGTGGGTGCTTTAATTGACGAATTTAAAATACACGATTATGAAGAAGATTAAGGCAATTATTGAAAAGGCGAATGATGGGGGTATTTCCGTATATTCGGAGGATGTGAACGGAGCGTACGGTTTTGGGCTTACAGAGCAGGAAGCGAAAGATGATTTTATGTCCGTACTTGAAGAGCAGGCTGAATATTATAAAGAAAAACATGGAGACTTTCCTGTGTGGTATAAGTCTGGGTATTCTGTTGATTACGTATATGATTTAAGCGGATTCTTCGAGGCATTTCCTTTCATAAATGCCAGTAAGTTTGCAAAGGAAATTGGCATGAATGAATCTGTCATGCGGAAATATAAGGGAAAGATTGTAACTGCTTCCGATAAACAAAGAGCTCTTATACAAGAGAGATATAATAATCTTCTCAGAAGAATGGAAGCTGTCAGATTCTGATATTCTAGCCGTGAGGCTCTGATATAAAATCAAGAACTAATTGACAACAGAAGGCGCATCATTTTGGTGCGCTTTTATTGCTTTTAATGAGGTTATCAATGAGTAAGCCGGAGTTTAATGCTCTGGCTTTACTTTTAATCTTTCACATATTTTTGGTAATACTCTCTTGTATTACTTGTTGGTAAAACAAGTGGAATGGAAAACTTTATTTTACTAACACTTTCATTTTGTATTGCATTTTCTGACGAAGTACCAACATTTATAATTTTGGCGATTCCTATTCCTGATTTATTACCTTCTTTTTCGGTAACGGAAATAGCTATGTCCATCTCTATATTTTGTACTTTGGTCTTTCGGTTATAATATTCATAATGAGATTCATTGTCAATATAATATTCTCCTTTTTCAGATTGAATATCATCGGGACAAATTAGGACATGTTTATCTTTGTATTTTTCTTGTGTTTCTGAAACAGCATCTATTATTTGACTAAGTGTTTCTTTTATAAAGTCTTTTAGTTCCATATTTTTTTATTTATAGTATTCTTTCCCTCGTATATTCTTGTGTTCCGGCATATGTGGTTCTCCGTCAAAATGTATTTTACCTCCACAGTGGGGGCAGGTGATGGTGTTGGCATCATCTTTTATATCCATATCATCAACAAAGAAGTCACCAACCTTGCATCCAATAACATCTGCTATCTTCTGTAATGTTCCTACTGTTGGATTTCTACTAAGGTTTTGGGCAAGTGTAACCCTTGTTATACCCATTTTTTTTGCAACGGATTCCATTGTGAAGCCTTTCTGCTTGATTATTGTCTTTACTTCCATGTGTGTATGATTTTAATCAGATGCAAATATAGGGGTAAAAATCGAATAAACAAATTAAATCAGCTTGTTTTGATTGAATATAGTCATTTGTATTAAAATATATTTAGATTATAATCATACTTATGCTGTTTTGTTAATATATGATAATAATCATACAAATAGTATATTTATTTATTGTATGTATGATTTTAATCATTACATTTGCATCATCAGAAACGAAGTAATAACAATTAAAAGATATACGATCATGGCAACAAAGAAGATTGATGAAAAGAAAACATTGAAGTATGCAGTAGCATTCTACTTCTGTACATCAGGTAAGATAAACTTCATGTTAGGCAATAAAATGTATCAGCATATAAATACTGTTTATGACCAAAGAGAAGATGGTAGAGGTTTCAATACCTGTGAAGTCGTTTATAATTACAAGGTTCAAAAGTACGAGGTTCTGAATGTAGATACAGAGATAGGTAACAAAGAGATTCAAATATTATAAGTTTAACCAGCAGGGCGTAAGCCCTGCGCAATATAGAAGAATATGAAAGAAAATATATTTTTAAAAGCAGTTATAGAAAAACCGTTATTGAATAATGAACCAGAAGTTTTACACCTTTTCGTTCAAATTATCAATGAAATAACTTCTTGTATGTCAGAAGACGAGTTAAGAGGCTGTATGAACTCTTTAATAGTAAGATACCCTTATTTTAAACTGTTTTTCGATTATGGTTTCGGACATAATCATATGTGGGTGAAAGCATCAGGTTCTTTAGAAAGATTGATATTGGTTGAGTTCTAATCCGGTAGCCTTATGGCTACCACAATACACACGATTATGAAAGCGGATTTAGTTTTAGTTATCAGCCCTGAAGCCCCACTGATGAAGCAACTGGGCAAGGTATTGGGTAAGATGGTAACCCCTTATGACTTCTCTACTATAGAGAGGGGTGAAAAGTACATCACCATACAGCATGATGAAACTGGGCTTGTAGTGGCTTATACGAGTGAAGAAAGATTGAATGTGAAAATGAATTAAGAATGAAGAATGTATTAGAATCTTTGAAAGAAAGTGTCAAGAGTGGTAAAATCACAATCAGAGAGGCAGCTATAAAACTGCATAAAGCAGGGTGGACGAGTTTTGTAGACGTGGATAAAACGAAACAATTACTTGAATTATGAACTCAATAAATGTAAACGGTTGCAGCGTATGTCAACCCGGTAAAGAAAATTACACCACCTACAACACCAGGTTGAGAGGTAAAAGAGTGAGAATGTACCAGTACGATTACCGTACTGAAAGTGGTGAACTCTTTGCTTGTTGTGCGCCTACCTTAGAGGCGTGTAGAGAAAGACGGGATAAATGGCTTAGTTCACGACAATAAGCCGATTGTCGTGTATAACGATTGAAGATATTTCGTTATCTTTGGTTGTGGTAGTACCTTTGGGGTACTATCGCGGGGTGTAGCAGTGGTAGCTTTTCACTTTGACTTGGTGAAGGTCGGTTGTTCGATTCAGCCCCCCGCAACTATTGAGTATTAATTAAAAAAATGACACGATTATGAATGTATTAACATTACAGATTAAAAAAGATAGTTTTCAATCTATCTTAAAAGGTGAACAAGACATAGAACATAGATATGTTTACCCCTCAAATGTTACAAGATATGTATATTTTGAACACGATGGCAAAAGATACAAACGGCAAGAAGATATACCAAATGATGATAAGGATGTGGATGTAGTACCAATAAAGTATGACGCTTTGGTTCTTATAAATGGCAGACGAAAAGATGCGCCACGTCTTACGGTGGAGGTTAAGAGTGCTGAATTTATCATTTTTACAGATGAAGATGGTAACGACCAAGTATTTGAAGAAAACGGCAAAGAATATCTTGTTTGCCAAGTATGGTATCATTTGGGTAAGATACTTAGTACAGATAATGTTTGATTGTTTAATTTTAAAATTTATTAGCTGAGTCGGTAGTACAAGGAGAAGAATTAACAGAACAATGGGACCGCGCCGTAATATGAACGGTGCAGGGGCTGGTGGTAGATTGGTTGCCAGACGTGGCGGTGAAGCTGGTACAACGCAGTTAGGAAATAGAGACCAAAGACGGTATGACTTACGTGTTGCCTTTGGGGTTCGTGGAGCAAATGGTTCAAATGGTTAGCCTATGAACAAGTATGCCCTTACAATGCAGATAATACGCAGTGTTCGTGATAAAACGGACACTGCTGTGTTGTTTTATTCAGCCGGTGGTAAAGACGGTATAGCTTTATTGGATATGCTTGCAGGTGTATTTGATAAGGTTATATGCTATTATATGTACCTCATACCAAATTTAGACCATGTGCAGCCTTATATCAAATGGGCAGAAAATCATTACAAAAATGTAGAAGTACGCAAAATTAGACATTTTCAGCGTGACTATTACGATTTCTGGGGCTTTTTTCGTGAACCAGATAGTTCTATAAAGCCGAGAAAGATTGGTGAAATAGAACAATTTGTAAGAGAAGAGACAGGCGTCATGTACGGATTCAGCGGAATGAAAGGCGTAGATGGCTATATGAAACGGATGCGCTTAAAGAAGTTTGCTAAAACCGGCTATGTAACAGATAAAGGCATGGTTTATCCTCTTGCATTGTGGACAAACAAAGAAGTGCTTCAATATATTAGGCAAAGTGGATTGATACAACCTTTTATCTATGATGCAAACGCTATAAGTCAAGGATTTACTATTGATTTAAATACGATGCTATTAATGCGTAGTAAATATCCCAATGATTATAAACGCATTTTGAAAGAGTTCCCATATTCCGAAAAATTAATATTCGATTATGAAAGAGAACAAAATAACTCAACCGGAAAGTAGAGAAATACAGCGGAGTGATATAAACTTCGCTAACTACAATCCTCGCAAAATAACACAAGAAGCAAGAAAGAACCTGAAAGCAAACCTAAAGCGTGTAGGGTTGCTTGGTGGTATCGTATGGAATGAGGTTACTGGCAACCTTGTTTCTGGTCATCAACGTATTTCAGTGATAGATGAAGTAAATAAATACAATCCTGGCACGAGAACTAATGATTATTTGATTCGTGTTGAAGTAGTTCACATGGACGAAAAAACTGAAAAAGAGCAGAATATCTTTATGAATAACAGAAGCGTACAAGGCGATTTTGATTCAGATATGTTAAAAGATATGCTTGATGGAATTGATTATAGCCTTGCCGGACTGAATGACTTCGATTTGAATATGCTTGGAATTGGTGATTTGGACTTTTCTATTAACGATGATATTTGGAGAAAGGAAGATATATTGGACGATTCATTATCAGCCATAGATGAAGCTACTAAAGAAGGTAAAGAGAATAAAGACATTAACCGTTCCAATAATTTTTATGAGGATTCAAAAGAAAATCAAATTGTACGTCACAATGAAGTGCAAAAGATAAAAGACAGAATTAGCAACCAAAATAGCTTTGAAAAGGATAACGGAATGTTAAGCTATGTCGTGCTGTCTTTTAATAGCCCAACAGAAAGGGCTAATTTCATGAAGATGTTCGGTTATGGATTTGAAGAACGATACATTGATGGAAAAGAATTTATGGATAGAATAGAATTTGGGGTAGAATAATGGCGAACGAACAGAATTTAACGCAGAAAGGCAAACGCATTAGCACAGAGAGAGCGCAGGAACTCGCAAGACTTTCGGCTGAATCGAGAAGACAGAAAAAGGAACTTGTGAAAACCGCAAGAGAGTTTGCCATTGCTGCGTTGAATGCTGAAACTACAGATGATAAAGGTCGGAAATACATTGTAAAGGATGCCATGATAAAAAAACTCATAGCGAAAGCTGTGGGTGATGCGGATTTGAACGCTATAAGGTATTTATTAGAACTTATCGGTGAATCTCCTGCTGATGAAAACCAAAAGATTGCAAATGCTGATATTCCAACAGACATAGAGCATGGCATCAACATTGATTCCTGGATTAAAGACAAGCTAAAATGATAGTACCCCAAGAAATTTACCATCCATTATATGAGGATAAGGAAAAATTTATAATTCTTATCACCGGTGGGCGTGGTAGCGGAAAGTCTTTCAATGCTTCTACTTTTATTGAGCGGTTGACTTTTGAAATGACTCCTGTAGAGAAAATAGTTCATCAGATTCTTTACACCCGTTACACGATGGTTTCTGCCGGTATGTCTATCATCCCCGAAATGATGGAGAAGATAGATTTGGACGGTACCACGAAATATTTCAAGACCACAAAGACGGACATAGTCAATAAGATGACTAAGAGCCGTATCATGTTCCGGGGTATCAAGACTTCTTCCGGGAACCAGACAGCAAAACTGAAATCCATTCAAGGCATTACGACTTTTGTCTGCGATGAAGCGGAAGAGTGGACAAGCGAAGATGAGTTCGACAAGATAATGCTCTCCATTCGCAAGAAGGGTATTCAGAACCGGATTATCATTATAATGAACCCATGCGATTCCAATCACTTCATCTACAAGAAATACATTGAGAAAACTCACAAGCTGGTAGAGATTGACGGTGTGCAGGTTCAGATTTCCACTCATCCGAATGTGCTCCATATCCATACTACGTATTTTGATAACTTGGATAACCTTTCTCCTGAGTTCCTGAAAGAGGTGGAAGATATGAAGGTGAGTAATCCTGAAAAGTATGCTCATGTGGTTATCGGCCGGTGGGCTGACGTTGCAGAAGGTGCTGTGTTCAAGAAGTGGGGAATTGTTGACGAGTTCCCGGCTTGGGCAAAGAAAATTGCTTTCGGGCAAGACTTCGGTTATACGCATGACCCGTCTGCTTCCATTCGTTGTGGTATCGTTGATAACGCCCTTTACTTGGATGAAGTGGATTACCGTACTGGATTGCTTTCTTCTGACATCATCAAGACTCTTCGCCCGTGGGGATTGAAAGTCATTGCTGACAGCGCAGACCCACGTTTGATTCAAGAGATACACAACGGAGGAATCAAGATATATGCCGTAGAGAAAGGTGCAGGCTCTATCAATGCCGGAATTGACAAAATGAAAGATATGGAGATTTATATAACCAAACGCTCGTACAACTTGCAAAGCGAGTTCAGAAAGTATGTTTGGGCAAAGGATAAGGACGGGAACTATATCAACGAACCGGAAGACCATGACAATCACTGTTTCGTAGGAGAGACTCTTGTAATGACAAGCGTAGGGAATAAGCGAATTGATAAGATTAGAAAGGGTGATTATGTACTCACATCAAACGGTTTTAGAAAGGTTAACAAATTCTTTGATAATGGATGTAGAAAGATATTGCATACTCGGTTGGTTTTTAGTAACTTTATAGTTGAAATAAAGGCAACGCCTGAACATAAATTTAAAACTATAAATGGATGGAAGCAATTACAAGAACTGACGAAAGGGGACGTACTCTATACGTGCAAGTCTTTAATGGCAAAGAATACAAATTATATGCCGGAGAACGTTATTTCTCCCGTGGAACTAAACGACTACATCGTGAAGTGTGGAAATTCTATAATGGGCAAATACCTAAAGGGTATCATGTTCACCATAAAGATGAAAACACTTGGAATAATGATATATCCAATCTTGAACTTGTTGAGATGCACGCACATTTACGGCATCACGCAGAAGAGCAAAGTAGAGATAATGAACTGCTTGCATGGAGAAGAGAGAATATTGCCAAAGCAAGCCAACTTGCCGTTGAATGGCACAAATCAGAGGAGGGAAGGAAATGGCATAGCAAAAAAGCAAAAGAGCAATTTGCAAATGCAAAGCCGGAAACCTTCATTTGTGAATGGTGTGGAAAAGAGTTCTCTGCCATTTCAAACGGAAATAATAAGTTTTGCTCAAACAAATGCAAAACAGCCTATCGGTATCATTCAGGGACTGATAACGAAAAGAGGAAATGCAAATGGTGCGGCAATGAATTTGTTGCAAACAAATACAGCAAGACCGAATTTTGTTGTAGGAGATGTAGCGGACAATATTCTGCAAGCGTCAGAGCTGAAAGAGATAGAGATAGTAAAGGAAGATATATGTAACGTTTATGATATAGAAGTTGAAGATATGCACGAGTTCTTCGCTAATGGGGTTCTCGTGCATAATTGTATAGATGCTGTACGTTACTATGTATTGGGTGAGCTTCTTGGTAAGATTCAGAAGCCGAAAGATTTAACAGGAATATTCACACATTAAAAATATAAACTATGCCATTGAATTTAGAAGAAATATTAGCATTGCCTGACATCGGGCAGAAGATAAACTACCTGAAGAAAGGTAGGAAGACTGAACTTCCCGACTGTTGTAAACTTTGGGACGATTGGAATCCGGAACGCCATGAAATTATGGTTGACAAAAAGAAGTATCCGGACAGAAAGGTTCTTGAAAAAGAAGCTGAGAAACACTTCGATGAAAAAACTGGTAAGACTTATGAAATCGAAGCAAAGTATAAGACTGAACCGGTGAACCGTATCTCCATTCCATTGGAACAAGATATAGTGAACATTCAAACAGCTTTCACGGTCGGCACAGAACCGTCTATGGATTGCACTCCGACTGATGATGATGAAAAGAAGCTGCTGGATGCGGTAAAGGCTGTATTTAAATCCAACAAAATCAAATACCAAAACAAGAAGATTGTCCGTGCCTGGCTCTCCGAACAAGAAGCGGCAGAATATTGGTATGTTACCGATGATGATTCGTTTTGGGCAAAGTTTTGGAAGAAAGTTAAGACTACGTTCGGTGGCAAGGTCAGGCCCACCAAGAAACTGAAAAGCGTGTTATGGTCTCCATTCAGAGGTGATAAGCTATACCCGTTCTTTAACGACGAAGGTAAAATGATTGCTTTCTCACGTGAGTATAAAAAGAAGCTCATGGATGATTCGGAGGTCATCTGCTTTATGACTATCACGGACAAAATGGTTTATCAATGGGATTTGTCTAAAGGGTATGAAGAAAGAACGCCTTTTGCTCATGGATTCCCAAAACTACCGGTTCTCTATGCTTATCGTCCTGAATCTTATTGCAAGAAGATAAAGACATTCCGTGTCCGGCTGGAAAAACTGTTATCTAATTATGCTGATTGTATAGACTACCATTTCTTCCCACTGCTGAAGCTAATTGGAGATGTAGAGGGTTTCATGGGTAAGGTTAAGGATAGAATGGTCAAACTTACAGGTGAAGGTGCGGATGCCCAGTATCTGACGTGGAACCAAGTTCCGGATACGGTACGTTTTGAAGCAGAAACACTCACTAATATGGCTTATGATATGTCAAACACTCCAAGAATATCCTTTGAGACGTTGAAGGGGGTAGGCAAAGCATCAGGAACCGCTTTCCGCTTTATGTTCATGGGTGCACATATGGCGGTAGAAAATCACGGTGAGGTTATCGGTGAGTTCTTGCAGCGGAGAGTAAATTTCATTGTTTCCGCTTTAGGCTCTATCAATCCAACCGAGTTTAACAAGGCATCGCAGACCATTGACATAGAAACAGAACTGGTTCCATATATGATTGATGATTTGAATGATAAGGTGACTACTGCCGTTTCCGCTGTCAGTGGTGGCATCTGGTCAACGCGTGAGGGAATCATGTTTGCCGGAAATGCTGATAGGGTAGAAGAGGAACTTGCAGAAATCAAAGAGGAACAAGCAGCAAAGAATGAGCAAATCGGAGATAAGGGACAGAAAAACGCCTCTTAGTTAGAAAAATTACGGGACTTATAGTTTTAGTATAAGAAAAATAGTTAGCGGTGGCTTCAAAGAGTTGCCGCTATTTTTTTGCTCTTTTAAATTATAAATATTAGAATATAATTTTGAATTATAGAATTATATGTGTATTTTTGCCACATGATAATTGAGTAACCAATGAGAATATTTACCGAACAAGCATTAAAAGAATATGCAGAGAACCATCCCGATTCAAAGGTCGCTTTGCAAGAATGGACTACCATTGTGAAAAGAAGCAAGTGGACCTGTTTTGCCGATATTAAGAAAACGTTTAATAGCGTTGATAATGTAGGTAATCAACACTATGTTTTCAATATCAAAGGCAATAACTATCGTTTGGTAGTAGTGATTAAATTCACTATTCAGTTTGTGTATATTCGCTTTATTGGTACTCATAAAGAATATGATAAAATAGATTGCGCTAATATTTAGGATTATGACAAAGATAGAAAATCAAGCCCAATATGAATGGGCGGTGAAAAGAGTAGAGGAACTTCTTCCATTAGTGAAAGATGATACTCCTTTGAATGACCCAAATAGCATAGAATTGGAGCTTCTTTCTAATTTGGTTGCTGATTATTCCGAAGAACATTTTGCATTGGGAGAACCAACACTTGTGGATGTTCTTAAACTTCGTATGTACGAAATGGGGCTTAATCAAAAATCACTTGCAAAGTTGGTTGGTGTCAGCCCATCACGATTAAGTGATTATATATCTGGTAAATGTGAACCAACCTTGAAAGTTGCTCGTGAGATAAGCCGGAAGCTAAATATTGATGCAAATATAGTGTTGGGAGTATAAGTATAAGTTTTTGTCGTGATATATTTTAGGCGTGATTCATTCGGTTTCACGCCTTTTTTTATACCATTTTACGACAATCGTTTTATTGTCGTGTATCACCTATCTGATAATTTTTCACCTTCTTTATAAATAACGAAATTTACCGTAGAAATTTATAAATCAAATTCATACGGTATGACAATCTTAGAACAAATCTTAGCAGGGCTACAACAGAAATTCGCTGGGGTGGACACTGCTATTCTTACCCGCATTGCCACCAAAAAGGCAGAGGGTGTAACGGACGAGACAAAAGTAAACTCCATTGTTGAGGGTATCAGTTTTTCGGACGTGCTTAATTCCTATGGTGATTTCCGTGCCGGGGATGCTTCAAAAACGGCAGTGACTAACTACGAGAAGAGGCATAACCTTAAAGACGGTAAGCCAATCGAGACTATCACAACCACCAAAACGGAAGAGAATAAAGACGATGTGCCTGCATGGGCGCAAGCTTTAATTGACTCCAACAAGAACCTTTCTGATAAGCTAACACAGTTAGAAACGGAAAAGACTCAAGCAACACGTAGCCAGCAGATTTTGGCAAAGGCAAAGGAGTATGGTATTCCCGAAAACTACGCCAAACGATGCGCCATTAAGGACGATGAGGACTTGGACGCATACTTCAAGGACTTGAAGCAGGAGTTTGCGAATGACGGCTTTAAGGGTGTAGTTCCTCCAGATACAGCAAAAAAAGAACTGGAGAATGAGACTCAGGCGTTTGCGAAAATGATTGCAGACGACACTAAAGAAATTGTAGAACAACAAAAACAGTGATTTTATGGCAGCAGGATTTAAGTATAATCTTGAACCGGAAGTTGAGCAGGAAGAACGCTACGACGTAGAAACCGGACGCAGACGCAGAGGTCCGTATAAGTTGGACACAACCAACCTCGTTGTCGGCTCGTACTTGCCCTCATTCACACCGATTGCAGCTGACTTGGTGAAGAAAACATCCCAAGTGGCTATCCGTGTGGAAGTATATGAGAAGTTTACGACAGGCTCCAATACCACATTGAAAATCAAGAAACGTTCTTTGGCTTACAAAGGTATGCACTTGGGTAACGGTGCGCATGGAGCGACAATCAACGCTATTGACAAGGCTGACAAAGCTTTTGATAAGCTGACGTTAGCGGCAGACTTTGGAGAAAATCTAGAAGCTGGAACAGTTCTTTACGAAGCGACAGCCGCAGATGGTACAACGCCCAAAGTTATCGCAAATTCAGCTCTGTATGAAAGGAAGCAGGTAGAGGATGGCATAGTATTGGTTTCCCTTTTGATGCGTGCGTTTGAAATCGAACCGACCAAGCTGGTAATGCCTTTCGCAGATATTGACAAGGCGAATATGCCGCACTTCCAGTTTAATGCTCAGGATGTCAAACAAGAAAAAGACACTGTATCAATTCCTAAGGCTTCTTCCAGTCGGGACGGATTGATGAGCAAGGAAGATAAAGCCAAATTGGATGGGGTTGCAGCACAAGCTAACAAGTATACTTTAACAGCAGCTACGACTTCTGCTCTTGGAGGTGTAAAGCAGGCAGCCAAAGTGAATGATGCATCTGGTACGGTGTCGGTAGAAAACTTTAACGGATTATTGACAGCGTTGAAAAACGCAGGTATAATGGCAAAATAAAGAAAGGAGGACTAATATATGATGCTAACTATTCATACATTGTTTAATGACCCGAACATTGTAAATGCAGTGATTCAGCGTGTCCTCAAGACAAGAAAGGACACAATTTATTGGCAGCAGTATTTGGGCTTCCGTAGGACTACTACTCGTGTATTTAAAGACTACATCGGTCAGGTTACTGGCGTGATGGCTGGTTCCATCAACTCCCGTTATGGCGAAAAGCCTATCCGTGAACGCAGGAATATCGGTTCCGGATATGGTGAGATTGCCTATTTGGGTGACCGCTATCAAATCTCAATCGACCGTTTGTCTGACTTGCAGGACTTGATAGATAAGTATAATGCCGCCAAACCGGAAGACCAGAAAGCAGCCATGCGTGACATCGTGGACTTCATCTATGACGATTACCGTCAGGTATTGCTGGCACCGCACAAGCGTATGGACATTATCGTAGGCTCTCTGTTGATGACTGGAGCAGCAAGCGTGAAGAACAAGGACGACAATGCCGGAGGAATTGACTTATTGAACATCGACTTGCCGTTTAAGTTTATCAAGCCGGACACAGAGGATAAAGACTATTTCGTCACTTACTTGCAGCAGAAACTGAATGAGCTGAAATCTATTTACGGCACATTCCCCAAGATGATTATGAGCCGTGGCACATTCATCAAGAATATTATCGGTTCAAGTGAATTTGGAGATAAGTTCAAAATGCAGCTTACAGGCAATGAAATGTATATGTCTACCGGGCTTATCACCTCGCAACTGGCTTCTACCATTTTTACAGGTATCGGACTTCCGGCTATTGAAATCAAGGAAGATTATGTGGTAGACCAAACAGGTAAGAATATCCCCATTTATGCAGATGGTCGTATTTCCCTGCTTCCGCAGGATAAAATCGGTTATATGCGCTTCCACACTCCTTATGAAGCTGTGGATGGTGTACCGGGACGTAATTACACTCAGGCAGATGGCGATATGCTGATTTCAGGTTACAAGGACGGCAATGGTCGCTATCTGGAATACACAGCCGAATGGATTCCGCAGATTGCGAACCCGAACCTGATTGTGAACTTCGATTTGAGTGAGATGAACGCATGACAGTAAACGATTATATATTACAGAAGTTTCAGACCTTCGGCGTTAACTTGTCGGAGGCTGACCTTTTCGATATATGTCTGAACGCAAAGATAAGCGGAGGGGGTGAGATGAACGAGGATTGCCAAACACGGGTGTCGGTGGCAATTGCGAAGTTCATCCCCTCTCTATTGCTTCGTGCCACTTCCATCAGCGAAAGCGGTTTTTCTATGTCTTGGAACATTCAAGGCATTAAGGATTACTATTCATTTCTGTGCAAGCGGTACGGTTTGAAAGACGAATTGAGTGATAAGCCTAAAGTGACTTTCTTATGATATTCGCCCCACACATATTGCAGGTAAAAGTTATCACCCCAATGGATAAGGATGAGTTTGGCAGACCTATTCCCGGAACAGGTGGTGAAAGCTGGCAGGAGGTGTGCAAATGCCGTTGTGATGATAACACTACCAAAGAGTTTTCATCTGATAACGGCTCTGTGTATCGTCCGAATTATCATGTGGTATGCGAGAAGAGAATTACTGTCAAGGCTGGTGATGAAGTACGTTGCATGGATGGTGATAGCGTAAGAGGTCAAGGCGAAGTTTATACAGTGAAGAGTACAAACTACTTTAACTACTCGGAATTATGGATGTAGATTTCGATTTCTCAGATGTCGACTCCTTTTTCGATGAAGGAGAATGGGAGGTCGAAAAGAAGATGATTGATGTAGGCGATGAAGCCGTGAAGTACGCAGAGGAACATGGGGATTATCAAGACCATACACTCACTTTGAGAACGTCCAATGATTACGATGTCAATAAAGACGGTTTGACATTGAAAAACGAAGCGGAATACGCATCATTCGTAGAATCTAAAGGGTATGATGTTTTGAGTAGTGCTGCTTTATTTGCGGAGAAACGATTAAAAGAAGAATTTGAAAAATGAAAAAGTACATTGGAACAAAACAGATTGAAGCAGAACCTATGACAATGGGCGAGGCTTATGAAAGAGGTTTATTACAAGTTGGCAGAGTGCCTGATGCAGAGTATGCAAAGCGCATGGGTTATCACGTTAAATATGCTGACGGGTACGAGAGTTGGTCGCCAGCGGAACCGTTTGAGGAGGCGTATAAACTCGCCGATACATCACTTGACCGTATGCAGATAGAAGCCGAAGAAGTCAATGGAAGATATGTAAAGTTAGCCGCTTTCATAGATTCAGGGAAAATGGATGAAGTCGTTAATGATATGTACAACAAGTGTTTACTGGAAATGCAGTGTTGTACAATGTTCGACTATATACGGCTTCTTGATACTCGCATACAGCGTATGCAAGGTTCTGATGGTGCAAAAGTAATAAAGATGAATTTTGGTATGGCTATTATGGCTCTCAAAGCAGGTTTTCCAATTCGTAGAAGCGGTTGGAACGGAAAAGGATTAATGGTGTTCAAACAGGTTCCAGCACATATTGATAGTGATATTATCCCCAAGATGCAATCTATTCCGCAATCAGCAAAAGACCTTATTCTGAAAGGCAAGGGCTTTATTGACTACACAAGCCAGTGTCTTATTTACAATGAGAATACCGGACGCGCTGATTCATGGGTTCCGTCTATCAGTGATGTATTTGCAGAAGATTGGGAGATTGTGGAATGATAGTAACTACCGACATAGGAAACATCCTCTACCGGGACTGCAAGGCTTTCGGAATAGATCTAGTGCCTGATGGTGAAACGCTGACGGGTGAATTGAAGTCCGAAAGGATTGTCATCCACACGAAGAAACAACAGCCGGGAAAGTATTGGAAGAAATCTTTCGCAGAAGTGAATCTATGTGTACCCAATTTAAGCGAGAATGAAGCGAACACAATCCGGCTTAACGAACTCGAAAGAAAGGCTGGCAAGCTGCTTGATGATGTAGTAAGCACCTATGACGGTACAACCTATCGTTATTCTATCGAATCAATTGGCACGGAAGCGGATACAGCTTTGAAATGCCATTACGTGAATGTGAGAATTTTATTTGAAGTAATAAATGTAAAACTATAAGATTATGATTTCAGCAGTAGGAATAAAAAGAATCTTGTTTGCCGACATTGATAAGGTAACGGCAGACATTACCCCCGAAATCGCAAAGACTTTGATTCAAGCCGCTATCAAAGCGAAAGATGAGGTTTTGAATGTACACGGGGAAACGTGGCAGATTGAGGAAACGGAAGCCTCTGTCACCGGGTACAAGAACCAATTAACGGGAAAGAATTACCGTTACGATGATGTGCCGGGAGAAGTATCGCCCGCTTTCTCTATCGGACAATATGACTGGAAGACCAAGAAAGCGTTCATGGGTGGCGATGTTATTCAGGCAACATCTAAAGATGTAGGTTGGAAGCGTGCTTTGGATAAAGTTATTATCAACAAAGCATTGTTCTGTCTGACCGATGATGATGTCTGGTTCATCTTCCCAAAATGCCGTATTGTTTCCCGTGAAGCCAATACGGATAAGGCAATTGCAATCGCTGTAAAAGGCTTGGTGCAGGAACCGGGAATCGAAGGTGTTTCTTCTGAGTATAACTATGAAGAAGGGCAGATTAAAGCTTTGCAGGCATGAACTACAGTAACCATTGTACCTACTCCTTCCGATGCGACCGTAAAGCTGGACGGTGCAACGGTCAAGTCAAAGCAGGTGAATGCTGGGGCTACCGTTCACTATGAAGTGTCGAAAGTGGGGTACGTCACTCAGTCAGGAGATATTAAAACCACTCCTTCTGAAGTTGATACCACTCTTAAAAAAGAGATAACATTGGTAAAAGCACAAGAGTGATAACCGGGGGATGGATATATACCATTCCCCCTTTTAGTTTAAGAATATGAATCAAGCAGCAAAAACGGTTTCTGATGCTTTGTTAGGGCTGGATTTCATGAATGTGGAGATAGGAGGGATGGTTTATACCATTAAACCTCCTACAATTAAAATTATCTGTCGTGCCATTCATCATTTTTCCAATATCGGCATGACTGGAGATAATGTCATGGAAGCTATTAAAGAGCTTCCTGAAGCTACTGAAGATATGCTGAAAGGTATTTCATGCTTCATCTGCGGGAATGATAGTTTGGTCAAAGAATTGGAGAACGGCACTTTTGAAGAAGTCAAAGATGCCTTGGAAGTCTGTTTCTCTATGATGGATATTTCGGCTTTTCAGTGTGTCAGCTCGATGAGGAACGTGTCGATGCTGGCAGCAAAACCGAAACAGTAGGAAACACAACGTTCTTCGGGCAGATAGCCCATTTGATTGACACGTTGCATCTGAGTTATACAGAAGTGTTTGAGATTATCCCTTATCGGAATCTGCTGATGATGCAACGGGATAAATTACACGCAGTATATGGTGGTCAGAAGGTGAATAGAATCAGTGGTAAGGAATTGGCTAATCGTAGGAAAAAGAAATAGATATGGCGAAATTATATTTTAAGGTAGGTAGTGACTGGGAAGAAGTTGTAAGACTTCGTAATGAAATTGCAAAATTAAAGCAGGAGTTAATGAGCATGGATGGCACGCAGTCTCCTGCTGCTTTCAAGGCTTTGAATGCCCAACTTGCTGCATCCAACCAAAGATTGGATGAGTTGGTGACTAATGCAGCCAAAGCTGGAGCGGAAATGGAAACGGGATTCAAAAGGAAAATCTTCGATGCTTCCCAGGCCGTGAATGGATTCACAGAGAAGATTCTTGCTCAAAAAGCGGTAGTTAAGGATATTGAAGCGGATGTAAAACGACTTGGGGATGCTTATCGTATAGCATTGAAAAGGAATCCGTTATCAGCAAATAGCAAGTTAGAAGAATACAATGCTGCCCGCAAAGCTCTTGATGAAGAAAAGGCAGCTTTATTTGGATTAACCCAACAACAAGCCGAAGCGCGTCTTTCCGTAAAGAAACTACGTGATGAATACGCCCTTTACAAGGATGACGCAAAAGAGGTTGTAGAAACTAATAATGGTATTGCTATTTCTTGGAAGAAAGCCTTGGCGGTTATTGGTGGTACTGGAGTACTGAAAGCATTAGGTGCTGAAATGATTCGTGTACGTGGCGAGTTCCAGGCTGCTGACACTGCTATTGAAACTTTATTGGGAAACAAAGAGAAAGCCAATGCCCTCATGTCACAAGTTCGTGAGTTCGCTAAAATTTCTCCGCTTGAATTTTCTGATGTAACAGCAGCCACGCAGATGATGCTTGGTTTCAACATTGAAGCTGAGAAAGTTCCCCGTTATCTACAAGCTATTGGCGATGTTTCTATGGGGAACACACAAAAGTTTAATTCTATGACTTTGGCATTCTCTCAGATGTCCGCTGCCGGTAAACTTATGGGTCAAGACCTCAATCAGATGATTAATGCAGGATTTAATCCTCTGCAAATCATGTCTGAAAAGACCGGTAAGTCTATCGCTACCCTCAAAGATGAGATGTCTAAGGGGGCTATTTCCGCAGAAATGGTTCAGCAGGCATTTATAGATGCTACTTCCGCTGGTGGTCGATTCTATCAGATGTCCGAAAACGCTTCAAAAGAGATAAACGGTCAGTTGTCTATGATGCAGGATGCTTTGGATTCCGTGTTTAACGAATTGGGAACAAAGTCGGAAAGTGTTATCATGGACGGTATTCAAATGACAACTTCGTTGATTCAGAATTATGAAACAGTAGGTAGGATCTTGGCTGGATTAGTGGTTACTTATGGTACATACCGGACCGCAGTGATGCTTGTTACTGCTGCCGAAAGTAAACATACTCTTGTGGAGATTGGACTTACCAATGCCCGTTTATTGGCACGAAAAGCGCAGTTAGCTTTAAACGCTGCAATGCTTACCAATCCTTATGTGTTGTTGGCTACTGCTGTAGTAGGACTTGGAGTTGCAATGTTGGCTTTCCGCGATTCGGCAACAGAAGCAGAAAAGGCACAGAGAAGGTTTAATGAACAGCAAGAAGAAGCTAAAAAGCAAGAAGAAGAACACAAACAGAAGATTGATTCCCTCGTACAAAGTTCTCGTGATATAGCGTTGTCGGATTTACAAAGAGGTCGAAGTTTAGCGGAGTTAAGAAAAGAATACCCTAAGATATTCGCTCAATATGACATCGAAACCATTAAGTTGGCTGATATACTTAAACTAAAGCAACAGATAACGGAAGAAGATGCGAAACGTGCCGGAGAAAAGCAAACCAAGGAACTTTCTAACATTGAATCTGAAATCAAATATTACGAGAATCTGCTGAAAACTCTTTCCGGTCAGCAAGGCGTTGATGGATATGTGAAGAAACTAAAAGAATTGCGTGCTATGCGTGATGTCATGCTGCAAGAAAAAGGCAAAGGCATCTCCGAACAGTTCATTTCCAATCTTAAAGATGTTAATACTAATGAGTTTGACCGCTACATCTCTGAGTTGGAGAAGCGTATCAGAGGAAAGGGGGGAAATGGAACTGTGAAACTTCGTTTGCCTATTGATATTAAGGGTACTTTGTCTGATGAAGCAATCTATAATGTGAAAGACATAAAAACACTTATAGATACAGCAAAATCAGTCAAGCAAACCCGAATTGATTCAGAGAAGAATAAAACTACCTACAAGCAGGATTATGAGAAAGCGAAGAAAGACTGGGATGATGCTAAGAAGAAACTTTCTGAAATAGAAAAGAATAAATCCAAGTTTACTTCAAAGCTGTATGAAGAAGCTAAGAAACGAGTAGAAACAACTGAAAAAGCCTATAAAAATTTGGGCGGTATTACTGGTAGTTCTTTGACCAAGCAGGAAAAAGCTGCTGAAAAGCAAAAAAAAGAACAAAAAAAGACAGCCGAACAACTTCTTTCACTTCACCGTCAGAACCAACAGGATGAAATCAACCTGATGATAGAAGGCACGGAAAAGAAGTTGAAACAGATTGACCTTGATTATCAGAAACAGATTGATGCGATAAGAAAACAGGAGGAAGAATGGAGCAAAGCCGGTAACGGTAAGCTGACCGACAAGCAGGCACAGAAAATTTCAGAAGCTTATACCAATGCCGAAAGTATGAGAGATAAAGATATTTCCGATGTAACTGAAGGACAGCTGAAAGCCGAACAACAGGCTTTGAACGACTACTTGAAAGAATATGGCACGTTCCAGCAGCAGAAATTGGCTATCGCCCAAGAGTATGCGGAAAAAATAAGGAAAGCACAGGAAGAAAACGGTGTTAATAGTGCACAAGTAAAGTTACTGGAGAAACAACGTGATGTTGCCATACAGAACAAGGAAACAGAAGCCATAAAAGCCAATATAGATTGGGTTACTGTGTTCGGTGAGTTTGGTTCCATGTTTTCCGACATGATAAAGCCCGCCTTGGACGAAGCGAAAAAATATGTACGGACTGACAAGTTCAAGAACTCCGATCAGGCAAGCCAGAAATCATTGATTGACGCCATCAGCCAGATGGAAAAGTCTTTGGGTGGTACAAGTGGAGTCAACTTCAAGAAACTTGGAGAGGATGTAAAAGCCTATCAAATAGCAGAACAGAATCGTATCAGTGCCATAGGGATTGAAACAGCTGCTTTGGAAAGACTAAAGAAATCACAGGATGATTACACCAAAGCGCAGAAGGGCGGAACGGAAAGTGAGAAACAAGCCGCAGCAAACGCTCTTGAAACAGCACGGCAGAATGCTGACATTGCATCCGCCAATGTGAAGACACAGACTGATATCGCCAATCAGGCCCAGCGTAATGTGACTGATACCGCCACCAGACTGAAAGCAAGCATGGAAAATTTGTTGGGAGGCTTGCAGCAGATTTCATCCGGTGGATTGTATAACGCATATAGCGGAATTATCAAAACCGTGAACGGATTCAAGGATGTCATAGGAAAAACGTCAGAATCTCTTAAGGAGGTCCCCATCGTCGGATGGATTCTGTCCATCATTGACGTACTCAAAGACGGATTAAGTGATCTTGTCGGTGGTCTGCTTGATGCTGTTCTGAACGCTGTCAGTGGAATTATCGGTGATGTCTTGTCAGGGGATTTGTTTGTCACAATCGGCAAGTCATTGAGGAACGGCATAGGAAACATCCTGAACGCAATCTCATTCGGAGGCTTCAACTCCTTGTTTGGAATAGGTGGAAACGCCAAGGAAGTACAGGAAACGATAGACAGGCTGACGGACAGGAATGAAACTTTGCAAACGGCCATCGAGGATCTGACTGACGAGATGAAGGCAAGCAAGGGAATGAAATCGGTTGAATCTTACAGGGAAGCTGTAAAGTATCAGGAGGAAGTCAATAAAAACTATCTGCAAATAGCAAAGGAGCAAGCCGGATATCATAAGAGCCACGGCAGCTGGCAGCATTATCTGAAATGGACGGATGAAATGCTGGAACACGCAAGAAAAGCTACCGGCATGCAGGATTTCTCCGGCACCGATTCCTTGTGGAATCTGACCCCCGAACAGATGAAAGCTCTACGGTCGGACGTATGGTTATGGGATATCATGGAATCTTCCGGTAAGGGAGGTTACGGTGAGCGTGTTACCGACAAGCTGGATGATTATATAGAGCAGGCAGGAAAACTGGAAGAACTGACCGACAGTCTTTATGAGGGCCTGATCGGAATGTCATTCGATTCCATGTATGACAGTTTTATAAGCAGTCTGATGGATATGGAGAAGAGTGCGGAGGATTTTGCTGATGACATATCCAAATATTTCATGCAGGCGATGCTGTCAAATGCCATCGGTGAACAGTTTAGTGACAAACTGAGGACATGGTATGATAAATTCGGTGAAGCCATGAAGGATGATGGTACGCTTGACAATAATGAGCGTAAGGAGCTGATGGATGAATACATGGGTTATGTGGACGAAGCCATGAAGCTCCGTGACGAGCTTGCCGCAGCAACCGGATATGATAAGATTTCGCAAGAATCCTATTCTCAATCTTCTTCATCAAGAGGGTTCGGCACTGAAATGACGCATGAAGATGCAGGAGAGTTGAACGGTAGGTTTACAGCATTGCAGATTACAGGAGAAGAGATAAAGAATCAAAATATCATTCAATCTCAATCACTTAATCTACTGACAGTAAAAGCAGATGCTCTACTTTCCATAAATACGGAAACAAGAAATATTGCTGATGATACGCGGGATTTGATAGCGCAATCCTATCTTGAATTGGTACAGATTTCAGAAAATACAGGGGCAATCGTCAAACCTATTCAACAGATGCAAAGAGATATAGCAGAGGTTAAAAAGAATACAGCAAAATTATAG